TAGACAGCAATATAAAGCCGTTCTTGGATGGTGCGGGAAGGCCGTTGACTCAATTGCTGATAGGTTGGTATTTCGTGAATTTGCAGAAGATAACTTTAATTTGATGCAGATTTATCAAATGAACAATCCTGATGTGCTCTTCGATAGCGCTNTTCTGTCTGCCTTGATTTCGTCTTGCAGTTTTATCTATATTTCTCCCGGTGAAGACGGAATGCCACGCCTGCAGGTGATCGACGGAGCGAATGCGACAGGCGTAATTGATGAAATAACGGGGCTAATGTACGAAGGCTATGCGGTGCTTGACCGCGACGAGAACAATAAACCTATGCTTGAGGCTTATTTTCAACCAGGAGAAACAAAATACTACTCAAACGGCAAAGTTAGCTACACAACTAGCCATAGTGTGAGTTATCCGCTGTTGGTTCCGATTATCCATCGTCCGGATGCTATCCGCCCTTTCGGCCGCTCTAGGATTTCAAGGGCGGCCATGTACTACCAGGCGTATGCAAAGCGGACGCTAGAGAGAGCTGACATCACGGCTGAGTTTTATAGTTTCCCTCAAAAATATGCTGTCGGCACTAGTCAGGAATCAGAAGGTTTAGATACTTGGAAAGCGACTGTTACATCAATGCTGGAGATTACAAAGGACGAAGACGGCGATTCTCCTACGCTTGGTCAGTTTGCTCAACCGTCAATGTCACCGTTCACGGAACAACTACGAGCGGCAGCTGCACTTTTTGCCGGTGAAACTGGATTGACTCTTGATGATTTGGGGTTTGTTACAGATAATCCTTCAAGTTCAGATGCGATTAAAGCGTCCCACGAAACGCTCCGAGCAATGGCAAATAGAGCTAAAAGATGTTTCGGCAGCGGCTTCCTGAATGCCGGATTCCTGGCCGCTTGTCTCCGTGATGATTTTCAATACAAGAGGTCGCAGCTCTATCTGACCACTCCCAAATGGGAACCGTCGTTTGAAGCTGATGCGTCCACATTGTCACTGATTGGAGATGGGGCGATTAAAATCAATCAAGCGATACCTGGTTATTTCGACAGTGAGACATTGCGAGACCTGACAGGAATTAAGGGTGCTGGCAATGGCTAAGGATATCGTGCCCGAATTGCTAGAGAAGATAGAGGCTGACTTTGCCCGGAGGATTTCTACCAGTGAGACTGTCGCCCGTGTTGGCAAGCTGATTAACGAAGGAAAGGCGACGTACAAAGAAGCGAATGAGTACGCAATAGAGGTCGGTCAGATTCTTGCGGATGTTTTCAAGGCAAATTTGTCATCTGAAGTATTGCCTGACGGTCGCATGTATTACAACATCGCTGAACGTGTGCTGAATAAGACGCTAGGGCATAACCATGAGCTGATTGCTGACGTATGTGCTAAAGTTCAAACCGATTTGAATCAAGTCGCCGGAATTGGGCTCAAGGGAATTAAACCTGAACTTAACCAAGACCGCATCGACGGCTTAATTGAACGAGTGTCTGCTGAGGAAAGGTATGATGATGTCGCATGGGCGCTTGATGAACCGGTTATTAACTTTAGTCAAGCGGTTGTTGATGATAGCGCAAAAGCAAATATTGACTTTCATGCGAGATCTGGATTATCGCCGAAAGTGATTCGGCGCTCAACCGGAACTTGTTGCGATTGGTGTAATGAGGTTGCAGGGGAATATTCATATCCGAACGTTCCCAAAGATGTATTTCGAAGGCATCGTTTTTGTAAGTGCACTATCGAGTATTATCCTGGTGACGGGCGCAAACAGAACGTGCACTCAAAAGCATGGCAGAAAATCAACGAACAAGAGCGAACGGAACGGATTGAACGACTTTCAAAACCGGAAGAGAAGTTTGCAAATGCAACTCCGGCTCAGTTCTCGCGAGCACTTGTAGAAGCCAAGAAAAATGTATTGGAAGAGAAAAGATGGCGCGTAACAGCTTATGATCCAGACCATTATGTAGGGTCGAAGTTACATGTCACGGAAGCTGGCTCAACGGCGGCGGTAGATGCCAGTGGGGATATTTTCTCCGTTTGTCGTCGTATGGATGACAATGTTAGGGGAACCGACCTTGTCAAAGAAGCTATAAGAAACGGTGGAGTGAAACTTGACTCGTATTCTGGCAATCACGTGTTTTATATTAAAAATGGATTTGAGCCCATTTCTTGGTGTGAATGGGATGATGAGTTCAAGCCGCCGGACTGGAGAGAAGAATATGGCCGCGAACCGATTATTTTTTACAGATATACTGGGAAAGTACCAGAAGAGATCGAGGCGGCAACAGACTTCTTTAACCGAGTCCCGTTATCGTCTGACTATCCCTCTGCGCAAAAGGTCAGAGACGATCTGATTGGAGACAAATAATGAAACCTACATTTGAAGAATTTTATGATGCTGTGCAGCAGAGCTTCAAAAGATCGTGGCAAGTCCTAGAAGCAGAAGAGGCTGAGCGCTATATCGCAAGTGAAATTGACTTTATCAAGATGAGGTACGCCGAAATCTCAAAAGAGTTTGACGACGGGTTGATTGATCGCAAAACCTTCATGATTGGCGGCGTTGCTTCCGTCGCTCATTGTCTCGAAATGATGTATTAGGTATGGCTGCCCGCAAGAAAAAGCGGATAGGAAACCAAACCCCGACTCAGTCGGTCATCTTGCCGTTCAGAAAAAGCCGTTACAAAGAAGCGGTTGAGCTCTACAAAAAAACCGGACGCAAGATCATGAAGTGGCAGCAAACGCTGCTAAGGCAGATCATGGCCGAAAGATCCGGTCTTTGGACACACACAAAATTCGGTTACAGTCTCCCGCGACGGAACGGTAAAAATGAGATCGCCGCAATCCGCGAGATGTGGGGGCTGCTCCAAGGTGAGAAGATTCTCCATACAGCTCATCGGACAACAACTAGTCACACGGCATGGGAGCGGCTCATGGCACTCCTTGACGCTGCTGGCATTGAGTACGACTCGCTTCGGGCGATCGGCCGTGAACGTGTAGAGATCAAAGATACTGGCGGCAGGGTAGAGTTTAGAACGCGGTCAAGCAAAGGTGGATTAGGTGAAGGGTTTGACCTGCTTGTCATCGACGAGGCGCAGGAATACACCACCGATCAGGAATCAGCGCTTAAATATGTCGTCACGGACAGCAAAAATCCTCAGACGTTATATTGTGGTACGCCACCGACACCATTGTCGAGCGGTACTGTTTTTACCGATCTACGTAAAAGCGCGCTTGAAGGAAGCGCGGAAAACACAGGATGGGCAGAATGGTCAGTTGAAAATGTCTCTGATCCCTATGATCGAGAGCTGTGGTATCTCACGAATCCATCTCTCGGGATCGTCTTCACCGAACGCAGCGTTTCGGACGAGATCGGTCAGGATGAGATTGACTTTAACATCCAGCGCCTAGGCCTTTGGTTGAAGTACAACCAAAAATCAGCGATCAGCGAAACGGAATGGATGACTTTGTTGGTCAACGGAATGCCGGAATTAACCGGCAAGTTGCATGTAGGTATCAAGTACGGGAACGACGGCGAAAATGTAGCATTGAGCATTGCCGTCAAGACGAAGGATGAAAGAATCTTCGTCGAAGCGATCGATTGTCAGTCGATTCGGAATGGCAACGCTTGGATTCTAAATTTCTTAGACAAAGCAAGCGTTCAAAGTGTGGTAATCGACGGAGCAAGCGGTCAGAGCATACTTGCTGCCGAATTGAAGGAAGCAAGAATTAAACCGACGCCGATTCTTCCGACGGTAAAGGAAGTAATCACGGCAAATTCGGCGTTTGAACAGGCAGTTTATCAGGAAACGCTCTGCCACAAAGGTCAACCGTCATTGGTTCAAGTTGTGTCGAACTGTGAGAAACGACCAATAGGGTCCGGAGGTGGATTCGGATATAAGTCACAGCTTGAAGATTATGACATCGCGCTGATGGACAGTGTTTTGTTGGCGCATTGGGCATGTTCGATAGCTAAACCGGCGAAGATTCAAAAAGTGAGGTATTAAGATGATAGAACACATAAGAGCGTGGAACAAGTGGAGAAAAGGAAACAGGAACAATTTATTGCATAAAATACTTGTGCTGTTTAAATTGATTAAATCGCCAACGTTTGAGACAGGAAAACATTTTTATCAACTGTAACTGATAACGCAATAAGCGATCAGAAATACAAAAGAAAGGAGTATCAAATGCCGGAAACATTAAAAACGAAAGGCAGGTGATCCTCTTATCTTGACAACAAGGAAAGACTTGTAAGCGGTCAATGACAAGGAATACCGCAACCATAGAACTAGGACTATCGGAGGCGGTAGTCCTTTTTTAATTTACCGCTCACTGGACAGTGTGAGAACGCAAAAACGAGGACTGGCTCGATAAAAAGGATAGCGAAAGGAGTAATTCAATGGACTTGGCAAAAATTTTAGCAAACGTCGAAGGGAAGGATGAGCTGATTAAGCAGATCGAAGCAGAAGTAGGGCGTGAATTTGTTCCGCGCACAGACTTCAATGCGAAAAATAACGAACTAAAGGAAGTTCAAAGACAGCTCGGAGACATGACAACGAATTTCGACACGCTGTCGAATGAAAAGAAAACATGGGATACAACCGTTGCCGATCTGAACGAAAAAATCAGCGGTTATGAAAAATCCGCTTTGAAAACAAAGATCGCGCATGAGGAAGGGCTCCCTTACGAGCTGGCTAGTCGCTTGACCGGCGACGATGAAGCAAGTCTACGCGCTGACGCGAAATCATTATCAGCGCTTGTCACCACAAAACAACCATTGCCACCGCTACAAAACAAAGAAAAGAAACCGGCGGATGGTGAAGACGCTCCCTATAAGGAGCTTTTATCAAGCATTAAAGGAGAATAACAAACATGGCAACATTATCTAAGGGATCTTTGTTTCCTGAAACACTTGTAGGCGACCTTATCAGCAAGGTCAGGGGAAAATCATCCGTTGCGAAATTCTCGGCATCTAAGCCGATCGCATTCAACGGACAGAAAGAATTCACTTTCACGATGGACAACGAAATTGACGTTGTTGCAGAGGGCGGCAAAAAGTCGCATGGCGGAGTCACGGTTACTCCTGTGACAATCGTACCAATCAAGGTCGAGTATGGCGCGAGAATCTCTGATGAGTTCATGTATGCCGCCGAAGAAGAGCAGATCAACATTCTGAAGGCTTTCAACGACGGCTTCGCGAAGAAAGTCGCAAGAGGTCTTGACCTTATGGCCTTCCACGGAATCAATCCAAGATCAGGATCGGCTTCTACGGTAATTGGAAGCAATCACTTTGATTCGAAGGTCAATCAGTTGGCGTCTTACAGCGCAANCGACCCTGAACAGGGCATTGTGTCAGCGGTCAAGCTCATTAGAGAGGCGGGCGGAGAA